TTAAATACTTTTTTTATATAAATTTTATAAAAATTAGATAAAATATGTAATTTATAAAAAAGATGAATCATTAAAACTTAGTAAATAGTCTTTAAATACGTTTTATATATAAATTTTATATAAATTTATAAAATATGTAATTTATAAAAAAGATGAATCATTAAAACTTAGTAAATAGTCTTTAAATACTTTTTTTTATAATTTAGATAAAAATTATTGTATAAAAAGTAGATTATAAATTTTAGCTGATAATTTCTTACCAATTTTTCTGTTATTGACTTTAATATTTTCTAATAAAGATTCTTTTTCTTTATCATTTTGTAGAGATTCATATTTCAAAACAAGTTTAGTTATAGAACTATAGTTTTTACAAATTTCAGATGCTATATTAAAAGAACAACCTGGAATTTGTCTTAAAGTATTTATAAAACATAATTCAGGTGTTACATTATCTTTTTTATTAATTTTAATATTTTCACAATAAGAATTAGGAATAATAGATGAATTAGAAAGATAATTTTCAATATTATCTGTAGTATTTAATTTTTTATATAATTTAACAATAAATTCTGTAGTTTCAAAAATATCTGAAGTCTTATAAACAAATAAAGAATCTCTTAAAATAGTATTTATAATACAAGATAAAAATGTATCTTTACTTAAATCAATTGATGTATAATTATCTCCTTCAAAAAGATAAATAATAATACATTTATTATTTTGTTTATAATTTAATAACCTAGCTTTTTGTTCTCTATATCTTCCATCATTTATAGAAGCATATAAATCTTCTAAAGTTTTTCTCTCAATAATAATTTCAGTATTAATATCATTAAATTTAAAAATAATATCTCCTATTAATAAATTTTTTTGTTGAAATAATAAATTACCACAAGTGTAATCTATAATTTGTTTAATTAATAATTGTTCTCTATTATCAATTAATAATTCAAAAGAAGTCATCACAAAATAATAAATATAATATTATAAAAAATCTTTATAATGTTTTTCTTATAAATAAATGAATATATATGTAAATGTTTTATACTTTATAAAAAATAAAAGAAATAAAAAATTGAAATGTTAAAAAAAAGTATATAAAAATATATATATACGTATAATATAATGAATATTACAGATAGAAAAAAATTTTATTTAGCAAGGAATACCATATTAGATATATTGGAAGATAGAGGTTATATAGTAGCAGAAAATTTGAAAACAAGTATAGATGAATTTATGATACAATACGATAGTGGAGAAATGTATATTTATACAAAGAAAAAAGATGAAGAGAATAAATCAATATATGTATATTTCCATTTAGATAATAGAAATTTTCAAAAAAAAGATTTAGTAAATTTAATGTCAAATATAACTAACCAATATCAAAATGAACAAGTAAAAATAATAATAGTTACTAGAGAAAAATTAAATCAAGCAATCTTAAGAATCGATTATATAGAAAGTTTCATATTAAACCAATTAGTTATAAATATAACAAAACATATTATGATGCCTAAATTTGAAGTAATGTCTGATGAAGAAATAGAAATATTATTAAAAGAATTTTCAATAAGTAAAAATCAATTACCAAAAATATTAATTACAGATCCAATAAGTAGATATTTTGGAGTAAAAAGTGGAGATATATTTAAAATAACAAGATCATCACCTACAACAGGTTTAAGTGTTTCATATAGATTAGTAAAATAATTATAAAAAAAGAAGAGATAATAAAACAAAATTATTATATAATAATATTATTATATAATAATATAATATAATATAAATATGGCTTTAAATAGTGTAAAAATAGTTCAACCATTAAATACTGATATAGTTCCTGTTCCATTTCCAAGCACTGATAGTAGAATAAAAGGATATGATAAAGATGTTTTAAATACTTCAATTGCATATTCTTATCCAGAAATACCTGAAGTTTTATATAATCAAAAATATTTACCAGGAGCACCAAGAAACGATCCATGGAATGATCCTGTAAATAATCAAACAGTAAATAAAGATGAATTATATAAAAAAAAGAAAGATCCATATTATATATATCAAAATGGTATAGAAGGAATTGTTCAAGATAAAGTAAATAATGCTAACTATGTTAGAGGTAATACATTTGGTCTTCCTTATCCTTTTGAAAAAGAAATAAAAGATTTAGCAGAATATACAGTAGAATCACCATATAGAGATTTTGGTAATGCAGAGACTGTAACATATCAATCACAATTTTATCCATATCCAGGTTTTCAATTAAGATTTAATAAAAATTATAGAGAACATCCACATAGATTAGGATTTAATATAGATGGACAACCATTAATATTTGAAAATATGGATAATATGGAATCAACAAATGATGTAATAAAAAATTTAGATCAAATATCAAATGATAAAAAAGAAAATGATGATAAACAAGAAGATAATGAATATAATGAGAGTGATGAAGAAAAAGAAACATATAGAAATATTCAAGATTTAGTAGATGAAATTAAAAATGAATCAATTATAAAAATTCAAGGAACAAATTTAACTATAAGAATTCCAAGAATTATTACAATAATAGTTTTAATAATATTTTTAATATACATAATGAGAAATCATTTAAAAAAATAAATATATTATTAAAGTAGTTAGAATAAAATGAATAATAATATAAATGATGATTTATATAAATTTATATATAAATTTATACTTGATGAAAAAATAATAATAACAAATTATGAAGATTTTTCAAAAAAATTAACCGAAAAAATATTAACAGAATTTATCATTTATAAAAATATAGAAAATACAAAAAAAATATATACATTAGAAATATTACCAGAAAAATATAAAGAAAAAATAGAAAATAATATAGAAAATAAAGAAAAAAATACATTAAAAATAGATAATTTAAAAGTAAATAAAATAAATATAAATGATATAAATTTAGATAATGATATAAAAGAAATAATAAATATGGATAATGAGAGTTTAATAAAAAAAATAAAAAATAAAAGAAAAAAAAATATTGAAGATCAAATTAATATAGAAAGTATAATAAATATAAAGAATGAAATAGATATAAATGATTTAGATGTAAAAAATGATATAGAAAATATAAAACAATTAATTTATAAAGATAAATGTTTATTAAAGGGAAAAAGATTAAGAAATGTAGAAAATGGATCAAAAGTTTATTTATTTTTAGATTACATAATAAGAATATGTAATGATACACAATGTAAAAATGAATATGAATGTTTAAATAAATTTGGTTCAGGATTAAATAAAGAAGTAAATATAGTTATGCCATATTATGTAGAATTAGATAATAAAGAATTAAATTTTGATTTTAGTATTCAACCATATATAAAGAATACAATAACATTAGATGAATATGTAAAATTAAAAAAATATACAAATGAAATATTAATAAAACATTTTTACGAATTATGTAAAATAATAGAATATATGCATAATAAAGAAATAGTTCATGGTGATTTAAAACCAAATAATATATTAATTAACAATCATAATGATTTATATTTAATAGATTATGGTTTATCTGGTTTAGATAAAATTTCAACTGGAACAGGTGGAACAAAACCATTTTGTGCTCCAGAAACATTAAACACATCAGAAACACAAGGATACGTTTGGAGACAAAATAAAAAAGAAAATGATGTATGGTCGATTGGAATGATATTTATAACAATATTTTTATTCAATTCTATCTATCATTATTATTCTGATTATCCTAAAGATTTTTTTGATAGTATTGGATACATAAATGAAAAATATTTTAATAACTTAGATATAAATTATCATGAATTATTTAAATGTATATTTAAAAAAAATAGATCTAATATATCTGATATAAAAAATATGTTAAAAAAATTATTATAAAAATATTTTACAATATATAATTTTTATTATAAATATATAATAATAAAAATGAATAAAATATAAAAATAATAGTTTAATAAAATAATTAAAGTTTTCTATTATGGGGATGAACATAATCTAAACCTATAATATCAAATAATTCTTCTTCTGATCTAATTTGATAAATCTGATCTTTATTATCTTTATTTTTTAGACCATATTCACTTAAAGATAAATTTTTTTTTAAAGCATGATTACGAATATGAAGATTAAAATTTTTAGAACCTGTAAAATAAATTAAAGCAGGATAATAAGATTCATAATTAATAAAACGAATATCAATTCTTCTTGCAATATTATTAGTTTTACAAACACCCATATATTTCTTTTCACCATTTTCAGTAATATTATCAATTAAAAATTTTTTATTAGTTAAATCAAGAATAATATGTTTAAGATAATTTTTATTAGATTTATGTGATAATAAAATATCAATATCGCCACTAGACATTTCTCCTCTACGATATGAACCACATATATTAAAAATAATATCATTGTCTAAAGTATTAAAATAATCAGTAAAAAAAACATTAACATTATCAATTTCATTTCTAGGAATTTTTAGTTCAAAATCAAATACATATTTAAGACCAATAGAACAATGATGATTAAGTTTGATAATATTATTTTGAATAGCTTTTTTTAAATCTTGTATTGATAAAATATTATATTTTTCAATCCATTCTTTAGCAATTATATTTCCAACTCCACTTATTTTTTTTAATTCATTTAATGCAACATTTGATTCAGTTTTATTTTCAATAAGACTAATTTCTTCTAAATTCTTAGTTGATAAAATTTCATCTATTCTTTTAGCTATACCATCTCCAACTAATTTAATATTTTTTTTAGCAAAATCACCAGATATAATATTTCCATCATATTTTTTTATATTATATAAAGCTCTACTTAATGCGTTTTTTTTCCATACAAGAGAAATATTATTTTCATATTCATGTAAAAGTTCAGTTAATTTATTAATAATTAGTATATTATTCATAAAAAAATTATAGATTAATAATTTATTATTAATATATCTTTATATATATTATATATTAAAATTAATGAATTTAGTAAATCCTTTTTTGATATCAGCAAAACCACAAGTAAATACTAAAGTTAATTCATTAGTAAATCCAATGAATAATAATTTCAAAGAATCAAATGTGAAATCAAATATAAAAACAAATAATAATTTAAAAAATTCAAATAAAAATACAATAATTCCAATTAATAATAGTTCATCGAATAATGATTATGTAAATGAACCAACTCAACAAAATTTAAATCAAATAAATACATCAAATCAAAATCTTAATAAAAATAAATCTACTATTGTAAATAATACTATAAATAAAACACAAACTAATAATACTAAAAAAAATAAAAATGAAAGTTCTAATTTAAATGAAACACAAAATAAAAATATTAAATTAAAAGAATCACAAAATGAACCTGTTAAATCAAATGAATCACAAAATAAAAATAATAAATTAAAAGAATCACAAAATAAAAATGTTAAATTGAATGAATCACAAAATAAAAATGTTAAATTGAATGAATCACAAAATAAAATTGTTAAATCAAATAAATCACAAAATAATAATAAAAATCTTAAATTAAATGAATCACAAAATAATAATATTAAATTAAATGAATCACAAAATAATAATGTTAAATTAAATAAATCTCAAAATAATAATAAAAATCTTAAATTAAATGAATCTCAAAATAATAATGTTAAATTAAATAAATCTCAAAATAATAATAAAAATGTTAAATTAAATGAATCTCAAAATATTAAACAAAATGAATCACAAACTAAAAATAAAAATATTAAACAAAATGAAACACAAACTAAAAATAAAAATATTAAACAAAATGAAACACAAACTAAAAATAAAAATGTTAAATTAAATGAATCACGAAATAAAAATATTACACAAAATAATTCCAAAATAAATAATACAAATATAAAAAATAATACTAAATTAAAAAAATAAATTAGTAATAAAAAGTATTTAATATTAAGTTATAAAAAAAAAATAAAATATATTACAATATAATATATTATAGAATTAATTAATATGACTAATGGTATGACAGGACCAACTGGTCTTCAAAGTAATACAGGATTAACAGGACCAACTGGTCTTCAAAGTAATACAGGATTAACAGGA